TATTAATTATAATATTCAAAAAATATTATCATTACATATTACAACTTATATACCGTTTCCAAAAATGTTTAAAATTAAATTGATTTTCAAAAATTATATTACAAAAAAATAGATATCAATAAATGGAAAATTGTAATTGTCAATATTGTATGAGAGACTATCAACCAATTTGTGGATTATGTAACAGAAATGCAGAAGAAATTATAGAAAATGGTGATGAAACTTGTTTTGATTCGAATACAAATTCATTAGCAGAATCAGCTTCACTTGAAGATTGCCATTGCTATTTTTGTGCTGGTTGTAGATATTGGATGCATAAAAATAATATAAACAATTGTAGAAGATGTGATAGAGATATAACTGAATTAATTATGAGATTATCTTGTCCCTATGATATAGATGATAAATATAGATGTGTTTGTAATGATTCAGATACAGAAATAGATTCAGAATCAGAAAATTTAACTTAACTTAATTATAATATTTTAAAAATATTATCATTTTAATCATTTAAAAACATCATCCAGATACACAAAATATGCCCAGACAATATAAACTTGATCTTGTCACTAACCAAGGAAATGGTTACCCTTACAACACTACATGGAATTTCCGTCCTCAAATCAATCTTCCAGAACGATGCGAAGTTGCATTGTATTCTATTAGTATGTTTAATTCAAATCCGAATATTTCTGCGAATTTAGGGAATCAAACTTTAAAGTATTCCAAGGATTCAGGAGCTACATATACTACTATTACTATCCCTCAAGGAAGTTATGGTATTGATGCTCTTTCAACACAAATTAATGCACTTATTGTTGCATCTGGTGGAGTTCAAAATAATGTGATTCTGACAGGGAATTATGCTACACTTAAAGTTGATATTACTCTTACATCTACTTATCGATTAGATTTCTCAGTAGGAAACTTTTATAAATTGATCGGATGGACAGCAGGAGTTGTCTCATCATCAGGAACAGGATCTACTATAGCTGACCTAACAAATGGGATTGTATCATATAGTATCAATAGTAATCTTGTTTCTGGACAAGGTTCATATTTATCAGGAACTCAATCTCAAGCACTATACACATTCGTACCAAATGTTCCATCGGGATTACTTATCGATATTACTGTTCAAAATCTACTTTTTGTAGAAATGAGTACAAAAACAATTGGTAGTTTGAATATTACAATTACCGACCAAGCTAATAATTTATTGGTTGATTTAAGTTCAGAACCCATACGATATACTTTGATTGTTCGTGAAATTCAAAATTAAATTGATTTTTATAATCTAAAAATTATAAAAATAACAATGAGTCATTTTATACCAACTTCTACCAATAATCAATGTGCTACTTCTTGTCCTAGTTGTGGACATATTATGAAAGCAACAACCGAGAAATTTATTATGATTAAAGTAAGATTACATTTTAAAGTGTGCAAAAATGACAAAATAATTGATTACAATAAATATATTAAAAATAATAATGAAACATGTGATAAATTATATCAACAAGCAAATGGATGTAAAAAGAATATAAAGAAAGAACGAAAATGTTCTATAGATAAATTAGTTTAATTCCATTATTTTAAATTGTTTTTAAATCATATTGATTTAAAAATATGACATTTCTATGTTAAATAAAATGATTCTTAACAGTCCACAATATGGGTACATGCTTGGTAACAATCCAGCTATTTATGCAAAGATGAGACAACGACAGCTAGGGGGTAGTATTTTCTCCGCAATATTCAGCGGATTAAAAAGTTTAATTGGACCACTCCTAGGTTCATTTACAAAGAAGGCTGTAATTGAGGGAGCTAAAACAGTAGGTAAAGAAGCACTTAAATCTGCATTGCCTGAAGCTGGTAAAGCTCTTGGTAAGTTTGGTCTATCAAAATTAAATTCAGTTCTTAATAAAACAAATCCAGTTGTTCAAGAAGTAGCTCAAGTTCTTCCTCAAGTTACTGATATTATGCGACGAGTTCCTAAAAAGATAGACCAAGGAATGATTGATTCTGAAATGAGAAAATTTCGTGATAAATTGAATTCCCTATCTATCGATGAATCAACTGGTTCTGGCATGAAACGAGGACGAGGACGAAAAATTATGGATTACATGTAGATTACCAACTCAAATTATAATATTTAAAGTAAATATTATAATTGATTTAAAAATATAATACTTTGAAGTTAAAATATATAATGTCATCACTTACCGAAATTGAAAACCCTATGTTTGATATTCTAAGTGTAGCTTCGTTAGATACTTCAGTATCCAATATTATTTTCCGTAAATATGAACCAGATGTTGCACTAACCGATACAACTACGAGTATTAATATCAATGTCCGCGACCTTCGAGAATTTATCAGTCTTAGTTCATCATTTATCGAGGTAAAGGGGAGATACGGACAAACTTCGTCTACATCTTGTGGTGCTACTCATCGTCCTGCACTTGAATGTGGAGCAACAAGTCTTTTTAATCAAAGTCGTCTTCGTATCAATCAAGTTTTGGTTGAAGATAACTTTTCTACTTCTCATCTTAATGCTTTTGTTAAACAATTGACTACTCAATCAAGAGATTATCAAGATACCCTAGGACGAAATAGTGGCTTTATTTTAGATCGTGGAGATGGTGGTTCTGTTTCTGGACCATTTGCTGGTCCAACTGTATATACTGCATTTAATTCACTTGCAAAAACAAATAATGGATATCTTGAACGACGACTTGAAGCTAATCCTCTATCTATAGATCAAGGTCTTGGTGGAAATTCTACTCTTAATCCTCAAAAATCATATGTTATTAGGTTATCTGATCTCTTCAGTTTCTGCACGGTCAACAAAGTTATTCGTGGATCGACTCTTCGTATTGAACTGAATTTACGATCAAGAGAGGAACGAATGTTTAGTCAAGTAACTGGTTCTTATTTTTTCCCTACAAATATTAATCTGTTTCTTGCGGTTGTAGAACCAAGTCTTGAAATGCAGAGTAAACTCGAAAGTGTTCTTGCATCTCCAGTTACTATGCCATATCAATATGTCAACTGGAAAGTGTATCAATCAGATACTCTTGCAGGGTCAGTATTAAATCGAAGTTTTACCTTTTCCATTCAGTCACAGAAACCATTAGGAGCCTTCATTTTTGCTCAAAGAGGTCCTAATACAGGAACTGAAGATTTGTATAATTCTATGGTTTTTGATTCTGCACGAGTCAATTTTGTTCAGATGCGAATTAACAACAAGCTCTTTCCATATACTCCATTTGAACCCGATTTTTCTGAATCGTCTGATGGAACGACTGTCGTTGCTGGATCTTCAAGTATTGCACGAGAGTATGAAGAACTCTGTAAATTTATGTCCAAAAATTATAATCTTGATTCTGGACTATCTATTAGTCCTAAAGAATGGGAACAGTTGTATCCTTTATATTATGTTCCTCTATATAATCTTCCTGATAGCAGTTCTTATCAAATCACTCTTGATACAAAATTGAAAGCTGTAGATACTGCTATTACTGATGGATTTCGAAACCGAGGAAATAATATTACATTTTATCTATGTCTAATGACTCTAGCTGAAGTACAAGTCAAATCTGACGGACAGGGAGTTCAGATCTACAACATGTAAAAAAAATAAGATTTTAATTTTATTGAAAATTAAAATTTAACCGATAACATAAGCTTCTTGTTCGTTTTTAAGAGATGGTTTATTCGTAAATTGTTTTAATATAACTTCTGGTTCAATATCACGGCTTCGTTGAGTTAGATAATCAATGCAATAATAACCGCATAAAACTGATGTATGATGCTGTAATTGTTCATCTTGATATTTAATAGGCTTTTTATATTTATTTAGAAATGCTACTATTTCGTTAGGTGGAAATAAACCAAAACTATCATAATATTCAGTATACGGTTTTGACGAATCGATATTAATTGCAACCCAGTGTGTTCCTTGACCAGTTGAATCATCCATGTTTACGATAACAGAACCATCCTTGAATTTCTTAACTAATTTAAGCTTATCTTTAGGGTAAACTCCTTTAAATGTTTTTACATCTTTCATTAAATGTTCAATCTCTGTATTACTTAATGGTTGAATTGTTTTTAGTTTTTGTTTTGAAATTCCATATCCTTTTTGAATTAATTCGTTTCGTTTATTTTCAAGCAATTGTTTATCTTCTTCAGACAGAGAACCATAATTATTATCAAAGAATTTATTTTTATCAAGGAGACCTTTATTTTCCAAGTATACCTTTGTCTCAATACCTTTCTTGCCGATTAAAATATTTATCTTAGAATCTCCTTTATTCTTTTCGATTTGCTTTAGTTTTTCAATCATTCGAATATCAGCTGATCTTACATCATCTAGATTTTGAGCAAGAGAATAATTTATATCATGTAATTGAGCTACAACATCAGTCTCAGTTAATGGTTTATCACCCCGTCTTAATCGTTTAATAATTTGAGTTTGCGGACCTACATAACTTGCTACTCTTGGTCTTTGATTTACAATCAAAGGCACATGTTTCTCGCCTTCGAATAAAGGATAAGATATATCTGATGAAGGGAGCATATTAACGAGCTTATCATATATACCATCACCAACGATGGAATCACCTTCTTGATTACTCAGACTTTTTTTTTTCGTCCCCGACCAGACATACTGCGAGTACCTAAGGGAGCCATGCCAGAGCCTAAGGGAGCCATACCTGCACCAGCACCCCGACCCGTAATTATGTTTTTTCCGGAAATCAAATTGTTAAACATATCAAGTGCATTTGGCGGAAGAAACCCAGCTTTCTGTTTTTTAACTCGAGGAGTTTTAACTAATCCACTACCAAGAGGTCTCATGCCGTCACCAAAAAATGACTTTCCTTGAGTTGCATTAACGATACCTGAAATAAGAGGTCCTGCAAGAGTGCCTAAAAGTAACGGCAAAAATCCACCGCTTTGAGCTGGGGAAAATTCCAGAGTACAACCTCGTTTTGCTTTAGATTTAAATGCACTCATAGCTTTTTTAAATTGTTCTGGTGTAAGTTCAACATCAATACCTTGTTCATTGAAAAGCTGGTCATGACTTAAACGAACAGAAGTAGAAACTCCTTTTTTATTGGCAAGTTTGAGTTTGGATGCCTGAGCTGGTGTTAATAATAACTTAATTTTCACTAGCATTGTATTATATTTAAATTCAAGTTTTATTGATTTTAAATATGAATTACTTTTTTTCTCTTAAAATCCAAATCGAGTACCCATATGACCTAAATTACAGGTTCTACAGGCAATTACACAATTTTCAGTAGTATGACCGAGAGAATTATCCATTCTCTCAATAGTTGCTAAAGAATGGTCATTATGTATATACTGAACTGTTTTTCCACAATAAAAACAAAGATCATATGACAATTTAATGATTTCTTCAACGAATTTGTAATCGATAAAAGTTTTCTCATCATATAAATTTTTTGACTTATCAGCATATCTACAGTTCCTAATCATCTTCTGCATTAATAGATGTATTGGTTTATCACTACAAATTCTACATTCATCCTTTCTTTTAAGATGAAGGCATAAAGATGTTCCATCGCAAATAAAACATCGTTGCTTTTTCTTATTGTGAATACAGTTAGCCATTGATACTTTTTATTTATATTGCTACTTTTTAAATAGATTTATAATTGATATTTATTTTCTATATTTCTTCTATTTAAGAATTTAGATTTAAGATAAAATAATGTTAAATAATTTTACCTTTTTTAAAAAACAAGACGATGCTTTTGATAACGGATGTAACAACAATTTCTTTTTTTCTCGTGACATCACGGGAAAAGGAAACAAAAAATATGGTTCATGTGAAACTGATGAACAGTTTCTCTTAATATATAATAAGATAAACACAAACGATAAGAAGAATTTTTACGAAATTTTAAGAACAAATAATCCCAGATTCGAATATTATGATATTGAATTTATTAAAGACAATTTTGACATACCATATACGATGCTTGGACCAGAAAACTTTTTCAATTATTTTCTATCGATTCGAAATTCTGTTCTTAGAAGCTTTGATATAGACCCCGAACGATATAAAACTGAATGGTATGTATCAGATTCTTCAAAGATGAAAGATGAAGGATTTAAGGTATCATATCATATCGTGAATAGAAAAATGATATTCAAAAATAATGAAGAGACTTTGAGTTGGTTAGAAGGTATCAAAAAATATATAAAGAAAAATCCAGATGAAAAGTTAGGTAACATTGCGAAAAGCAATAATGTTCCAGACTTAACTGTTTACTCTTCTAATCGATGTATGAGATTGATCGATAGTTCGAAATTTGGAGAAATTAGACCATTGAAAAGAGCTGAATGGCATCCTCAAAGTAGAAATGCACAATTTCATAAGTTCTTAATTACCAATGTTAAAGAAACAGACTTGACCAATCCTACAAATTTGGTTTTTGGTGATATTCCAGAAATTTCAGAGCAAGTTAGAGAATCAAAAAATATAAAAGAACAGAAGAGAGAAGAAGCGAAATTGAGAAGAGCTAATAATTCTGATTCGAGTGATTCACTATTTTATAACATGTTCGATGCTTTGAATGGTGAAAGATTTGAAGGATACTCAAACTGTCTCAGAGCTATATGGATAGCAAATAAGCTTGGACTAACAAATCAACAAATTCATCAACTAAGTTCAAAAGCAACTAATTATGACGAGGATTGGACTGAGAAAACTATTAATGATTATTCAGATGAAAAATGCACCCTCACTGAAGCTACACTTCATGAATGGTTAATGCAAGATAATAAAGACAAATATGACGAACTCGTTCCAAAAGAAAAAAGATTAAAAAATAAAATTATCCCTTTGGAAACAATTTCAAATCCTGATGAAATTATTGATTTAAACAATATCGGTTCGTATATTCCTAGATTTGAAAAGAAAAATTGTATTGCTATCCGATCAAATATGATGACCTTTAAAACACAGAACATGAAAGAACTTTTTGATGACCAAAATAAAAGCATATTAATTGTAAGTTTTAGAAAGTCTCTTGACGAGGCATACCTAAATACATTTGAGGAATATGGATTTGAACTGTATTGCAACTTAGAAAAAAATAAAGGTAAGATCATGGCAAAACGATTGGTTGTTCAAATTGATAGTCTTCATTTGGTTCAAGGAGCCTTTGACTATTTGATTTGTGACGAAATTGTAAGCACTATTAAACATCTGGTTGACTTTGTTCGAGAGAAGTCATATGTATTCGAGTCTTTGAAAAACTACATTCGAAACTGTAATAGAGTTCTTGTATGCGATGCTCTTTTAAACGACTCAATCATCACTTTCTTCAAAAGGTTACGAAATGAAGAAGTGTATGTTATTGATAATCAGTTCAAAAGTTTTACAAATCGTTCATATCAAATTGAAGAAGTTATTAGAGATTCATCATCTGTTATTATGGAGATTATTTATTATCTTGTTAGTGGTCTTAAAGTTATCGTTCCGACTAATTCAAAGAAATTCGCTGATAAGTTATATGCAAGACTGACTGCAGACCCTAACGAATTCAAAGTGAAAGTTGGACTCATTACAGTTGATACAGAAACTATTCCAGTAGAAAGGTGGTCTGAATATGACATTATTATTTATACTCCTAAATTTGTCGCTGGCAATAGTTTTAATGAAATACATTTTGATAGGTTGATTGCATATGCTAGTAATAGGTCTTGTGATGCAAACTACTTTTCTCAAATGCTTTTCAGAAACAGAAATTTAAAACCAATGGCTGATGGCAAAACTTTTAGAATGAAAATTTTTATTAAAACAACATCATCATTTTTGCCGGTTTTGAGCAAAGATCTCCATAAGTTTATTAAAAGACAAGATGACCCCGTTTACAAAACTGGACTCACTATTGATAACTACAATCAAAGAATCATTAAAAATGACTATTACGACCTTTATTCAAGCTGTTTAAAAATAAAACATCAATCACAAAATAATTTTACTGGAATGCTCAGAGGAATTTTAAATCATCACGGATTAACTGAAGATGAAAAAAACACAAAGGTATACATAGAAATAGACCCTGAAGATGATATTAATAATCCACAACATAATTTATTTAATACCAAAGAAAAAATAGACGAGGAAAAAAGATTTCAAAAGGCTTGTTTCGAACAGTTTAATTTTGATATTGCAGACGAAATTTGTGATGCAACGGATATTGATTCTTCAATTTATGAAGCTTTAAAAAGAAAATTTGATTTGACTATCGAAGAAAGACGAAAAGTTCAAAAATTTATTTTTCAATCTACTTTTAACCATCCAGTTTTAACTCCGGAATTATTTATGAAACTAAATGATAGTCGAAACCAATTTAAGAATGCAGAGGAACTCTACCAAAATAGAGATAATGTGGAGAATCATATTCAAAATTGCATTCAAGCTTATGGTCAGGCAAAACCGAAATTGGAAACAATTGATAGGCTTACTTCTAATCATGTTGTAAGCAAATACTGTAAACTTTTTCATATTTTCAAAATGTATAAAGCAATCGGTTTAGAAGGACCTTTTGATACAAAGACTATAAAAGTCATTCCTTATCAAGATATCAAACAATTTATCATCGATAACTTCAAAAAAATTGAAACTTCATTTGGGGCAGTCGTTAATAAGAAAAAGATGAAGGAATTTCAAGACATGGATATCAGTATTCCTAAAAACAAATCAAAGTTGGTTTACTATATAAATAGTAAAATTGAACAGATGATTGGAAAAGGCGGAAGACTTCGTGAAATAAATAAAAATAAAGGTTATAAGACATATGGTATAAACGGTATCAAAGAATACTACGAAGAATTAGGAGTTCAATTTTATGAATCAAAATCCGTTCGTTTTTTGAAAAGAGAAAAAGAAAATAATTGGGATGATATCAATTGGGATGAAGTTGAAGAAGTTGAATTAGTTTTCGAAGACTAATATATTAAAATTTTATTTTACAAAAAGTAAAATTTCGTAAAATCGCGAGAGCAACTTTTTGAAAAGTAAGGGTCGGTCGCCGTTTATTATAGGAATAGAAGAAAAAAAGACCAGACCGACCCTTACCAGTAATTATCAGAGAAAATCAAATTCTACCAGTAAACTACCAGTGAATCCAAGAACTTCATTTCCTGATAAATGAGTTTTACCAAGAGCTAATTAAAATCTAAAAGAGATATACCATAGATATAGATATAGATAAAATGACTGATGCAATGACTTTAAGATTAATGAACAGAAAACAACAACAAGCTGAACAGAAACATGATAGTGATAATGATTTTTCTGAAATTGAAGTAAAGAAGGAGTTTGTAGTTTATGATAACACTCTAATTAAATTTGGGAAATTGAAAGGTAAAGTACATTCTGAACTTTTGAAACCTGAGAATTCGAACTATAGTATTTGGTTGATGAATCAGAATAAGAATGAGAAATTTTTCTACAAGGCAACTTGTGTTTATCTTGAAAAGAAGTTGAAACCAAAGAGTGATGATATTGATATTACTTCGACTGATTATATTTATCTAGCTGATCTTCAAAATCCGACAGATGAACAAAAAAAACGAATGCGATACTTTGAGAGTAATTTAAATGATTATTTTGTAAAATTATAAGTAAATATTTTTTAAAAGGAATAAACCTATTAAAAAATTGAAGAGATTATGCATTTTATTATCGATCATGAAGAAATTACTCCTTACAAAGAACTTGTAATAATAGCAAAAAAATACGGATATATAAAGTATGGGAAAGGCAGACCATCGATAAATGATCTTTATACTTATATTTATAAAAACATCAATCAAACTGAAAAAGAAATTAAACCTAAGAGAAAGTATAATTCTTTGTATTATAACGAATTATTTTGTCTCGCAGTTTGTCATGGATTCATTAATGATAGAGCAGGTAAACAAAAAGAAAGAACATTAATTGATTTTTTAGTAAGTCATGATGTTTCACTACCAGAGAACCAAGTTGTCATTAATCAACACAGAAAAAAATTATCCGATTGTAAAACTTACTATGATAAGTTGTTATTTCAAGCAAAAGAGTTAGGATATTCTCAATCGCATATGGGAATACCATCGACGAAACAACTTGAAACATATCTTAATCTAGCTTAAAAATATTTATTTTTTATTCTAAATAATGAACTCAGACGAAGATGAAGAATTTTTCTTTTTCAAAATTGATATGGATAGAAACTTAGATATAACAAGTAACGATTATATTTATCTTAAGAGTTTAAGATATTTAACATTAGATGAACAAAAAAAGATCGAATATTTTGAGAACAATATCAACCATTATTTTGTTAAGTTACCAGAGAAAACAATTACAAAATATTACGAAAATGACATTTAAAGATAATATCAATATATATATAAATAATGTCAACTAGAATTCGAAGAACTAAAATTTTTGATACTACTGATAAGATTCGTTGTAGTAGATGTAAGGTCTGGAAAGACAAAGAAGAATTTTTAAGTAAACTGAAAATTAAGATTAAGAAGGAAAAGAAAATTAAAAAACCAAAAAAACCAAAAAAACCAAAAAAGACTAAAACTGCTCCTGTCGTTGATGTTCCTGTCGTTGATGTTCCTGTCGTTGATGTTCCTGTCGTTGATGTTCCTGTCGTTGATGTTCCTATCGTTGATGTTCCTATTCCTATCGATGATGCTCCGCCGAGTCTCGGACTCGATAAGCCTGTTATTCTCAAAAAATATTGTGAATCATGTTTGGAAGTTGCAACTGCATATCGTATTGCTCACAAAAAGCCTAAAAAGTCTAAAAAAGCAATCGTAAGTCATTTGTCTGATGAAGAAAAACAGGAGTTGCTTGAGGAAGTAAATGCATCAGATTAATAATTGATTTAAATATGTATTAAAACATATTTAAATAAATGAACTCAACTTCAATGTCTGAATGGTTTTCAAACCAATCTAACATGAATACAGTGAATATCGCCCAACAAGCACTCAGTCTGTTTTTCGGGATCTTGATTTTTCTACGAACTTACGATTTTCAATCAATGTTATCATCGGTTCGAGAAAGACGACTAAAAGCACAAAAAGAAAAGGAACGAAATAAGATTCTCAAGTTTAAGAAGCTAATGGAATTAGCGAAATCCGGTGAAGTTGATATTGATAAATTTACTTTGTCAAATAACGATGAAGATGATGATGAATCCGAGGAAAAGAAGGTTGATAAGGTAATGAAAGTAACTCGTAAAAAAGTAAAAGCAATCAACATTGTATAAATTTTAATATTATAATCGATATTAAAATTAATCTTTTTCTTCATCACTATCGCTACTAAATTCTATTTTTTTTGATTCTTTCTTTTTCTTGATAGGATCAATCAATAGCCCGTCTAAGTTCTTACGGTATTTAAGCCATTTTTTCTTTTGTAATGTGTCTATGAAGAAAAAGTCGTATGTCTCATCATCTTCTTCTATTGCATCTTTAAAATATTTTACGAATTCGTCTTTGGTTAAATCTGATGCTACTTCTTTATGTATACGACTAACTTCAGTTAATGACGGCATGTTATAAAGAACATAATGAGTTGTATTAAGTCTTATTTTTCTAGGGATGGCGAACATAGATTGTGCAAGATAAAATAAAGAACAATTTTTATGTCTTGAACGAACAAAGTAATTAGCAACTTTTTCGTTCTTATCTGGTTCGAAAATAATATCATCAAAAACAACAACATTCCTATAGTTCTTATCTAAATCATCTACATTTGGAAATAATGGGAGTTCATTTACCCAACTCATGATAATTTTAAAAGTTTCTGGTTTTTTCTTTAACTTCAATTTTCTATTAATCGTTTTTTCAATCTCAGTGAAGTGTCTATGCATAAATTCGAACTTGTCTTGTTGTAGATGTTTGGATAAAACATATAATCTATCCACCTTCATGAATCTACAAATATAATTTACAACGAAGTTAGTTTTCCCACAACCAGAGGGACCTACTACTAAGCATCTGAAGTTGTTTTGATTTGGAAGTAGAGGGTGAGATGGTTTGTATCCATCATCATTATCATCAATGTGTGCAACACCATCTAAATTTTTAACACTCAGATCAGGCAATTTTTGGTGTTTAATCTGTTTCTTTGAGTCAGATTTTTTTTCTTCAGCCATATTCTAATTTAAATAATAAGCAATTTATTATTTAAATAACAAAAGATGTCAGAATTTGTAGACCCTATAAAACAAGTGAAAAAGAAAGTTAAATTTCTGGAGGAAGCAAGTTCACTCATTAAAGGTTCTCGTAGACAACAATTAGAAAGACAGAGGGAGATTAAAGGTTTAGAAGTCGCAAAGACAGAAGAATATACTAAACAGGCACAACCTATTATTGAAGCTATCGGAACTCTACCATCAACAGAAGAGAAGCGAGTTTTAAAAGAAGCTAGCCGAAGTATTGTTTCTAATGAATTAATTTCAAATAGTATACCCAAAACAGATCCAAGTTATAATATCATATTGAAATTATTTGATGATTCATACGATGTAATTCAAGGACGGAAAACTCAATTATTAAAAGAGAGAGATATTAATTTGATGGTAGAATCAATTCAGTCTATAGTTGGTGATGTATTACCACTTGATGGTACTCCATATTTAAATGTTTATGAAAAGTCATCTCCTATATCTTTTCTTGCAAAATATATATTTGAAAAAGTATTTTTTAATAAAGATTATGATCTAACTGAATCACAAAAAACTGATATTAAGTTACATGAAGAAGCTATTCAAGATAGAGAAAAAACAGAATTAGAGAAAAGTGCATTAGAAAGTGAAGCAAAAGTTGAAGAAGAATCTAAAAAATTAGAAGAAAGAACAACTAAAATGTTGGAAGATAAATCAGATGAAGAATTGAGGAAAATTGCTGAAGAAAATAGTCGAAATATAGTTGTAAAAGATTATATGTTTGAGGTTTTTAAAAAGAATCTTGTGTTACAAAAACTTAGTATAACTCCTAAAATAAAAAATATTTTTAATTTTATTCATCCTGAACTTATTACAGAAACAAATAATATAATTAGAATATCTAAAATTGATGATTTAATTAAAAATCCTAATGTAATATTACAAATTCCCCAAGAAGCACCAAGGAATAAAATTAAAAATGCTCTAGTAAATACTTATACTACAACAGTTGTAAATTATGTTTCAAGTAAATCTGCATCAGCAGAAGTATTTGTTCCTGAATTTGAAAAAATATTATTAAAAACTGGAATTTCTAAAAAAACAAGTATACCTGCTCCTGCTCCTGCTGATGCTCTTCCTGATTCTAAATCAAAAAGTGGAAAAATTGAAATTATTGGTGATAATTCAGCAGAAAGAGTATCAAATTTTTTAATGACACCAGAAATATTGGAAATATTTACTAAAGATAGTAAAGGTAAGCCTATAAATTATAAAATTGATGGTTTAATAACTCTAGTTGAAGATTTAACTGATAAAACAGATTTAACTAGGTATGAAAGAGCATATACACAACAACAATTTTTAAAAAAATATTTTAAATTCTTAACAGATGCAGGAAAAGTATCGACAACTAAAGAGAAAGCAATTAATAAAGCAATTAAGAATCTTATAATTCCAGATGATTTTATTAGAACTTTAGATACTCCGATTAAATCAGGAAGGGGATTAAAGATCAAAAAAAAAGCCGAAATTTCCGGTAAAGGAGCTGTGCTCCCCCTTATGGGGCAAGGGCTAATGACTGTTGATGATGACCCTTCGAAGATTGATAATTATTTTGATGAGACTGGTAATAGTATAGCTATATATACAGGAAAAGTGTTTCGAGTGATGAGTGTATTTATAAGAAGACTTAACAGAGAGATGAGAGCTGAGTGGTCTCCAAATGATAGATTATATTTTCAAATTATTGCATTACAGAAACTAATTGATTTACATAATTTGAATGGTCCTTCCGAAACAAAAGATGTGATGATATCATCAGCAAAAAATCTAATTGAAGAAAAATTATCAGAATTTACTAATGAAGATTATAAAGAACTAGCCGAGTCAAAAGTAAACTCGATATCTGGAAGTGGTTTGAAAAAGCCTCATTCGATGTTTGAGAAGAAAATGAAAAAGAAATCAAATGAGGATTTATTGCATAATTTACAAGTTCACATGGGTGAAGTTCAAGCTGGTAATACAGGTTTAAAGGAGCCGATAAAAATGATATTAAATGAAGCAGTAGGTCGTGGAATCATGAAGAAGCAAATAGCTACAAAAATATCAAAGAATTTTTGTTAATTTGTTATGTCAATATTAATTTAAATGAATTAATATTCTATTTAAAATAATGAGCGATACTGATTTCTTTTTAAATCAAACAGGGGGTTCTGTTTCTACCCAGTTAGGAACTCGTCTAAGCAATATAAAAAATCAAGTTTTATCAACTCAATCTATTATTGGAGTTCAAACAGATAATTCATCAGATGCTATACCATATTCTGCATTTGGTAAATCTTTATTATCAGTTTCAACATTGAATGGTTTAGTTGGTTTGTTAAATACTGCAGATACTAATGTTCAAGTTATAGACAGTGGGATAGGTGAAATCAATTTTACCTTGGACAATGCATTGAAATTGGTTGTTAAAAATGCATATACAGAAGTAATGAACGAACTCAGAACATTGAGTATTATACCAGCAACAGATATAACATCTGATTTGGGTACATCATCGAAACGATATAATGTAGGTTATATTCGTAAAATAACAACAAATTCTGTCGGTCAAGTGAGTATCGGTGACGGGACAGGATTATTAGGAATTTCATCAGTAAATATCGGAAATTCAGCTGGTGGAGCAGGAGTTCCTGATTATTCCATATCAATTGGTCGTGGAGCTAATAGTGAACAGAGTCATACAAGTAGTATTTGTATAGGTTATGCATCAGGTCAAAAAGGGTCAGCACAACGAAGTGGTGTTGTTGCGATTGGACACGGAGCAGGCACAGGTGTATCAGGAACACAAGGACTAATGAATAATGCTATTGCTATTGGTTCAAGTGCAAGTTATGCAGGTGGCGGAATTGATTCTGTTGCAATCGGTAATGGAGCGAACGGAAATTCTGTTCTGAATAATTATAGTGTAGCCATTGGAAGTGGAGCTGGTTCTGCTGGTCAAGGTTCAAATTGTATCGCTATTGGTCAATTGGCAGGTCAAACAAATCAACATAATAATACAATAATTTTAAATGCAACGGCAACAGCACTTAATTCAACAGGAACAGATAGATGTCATATTTCTCCAATTCGTTCTGGTGGAACTGGCAATAACCTTGTTTATGATTCAGGAACAAAAGAAGTTCAAGTAGGGGGAAATGCAAGTATGGCAGGAATAACTACATCAGGACATATAACTCCAGATACAACAACAGTAGATTTGGGAGCGAATTCCTCTTACTTTAGAAATGGTTATTTGAAAACCTTAAATATTAAGAATGGAAATGCAGATGCTTCTAATTCTCTAAGTCAGATTTTATTGAATTGGGAGCCAGGTCCTAATAATTATGCACATAGTATCAGAACTAGGCATAAAGAAACGATGACATCAGCAAATGCGATTGATTTTTACTTATGGCAAGTTGGTAATGGTATTACAGCAATTGGAGATAAGCACGGAATGAGTATAACTGGTTCAGGAGTCGGCATAGGAACAACTGACCCTAAGTATAATTTACATATTGTTCAAAGTGGGACAACAGGCTTTACTTCAAATGATAGAAAAGGTCTTTTAATAACTAACACTGATGCTTCGAGAGTTCTATTAGAAGCTACTAACAACACCACTGCTAGACGGATTGTATCAATTGGGAATGATGCTAATGCCCTTGCTTTTGGACTCTTAAATGACACTGGAACCGCTTGGACTAAACAACCTTTCCTATCTTGTAATCTCACAAATTACGATGTAACATTTTCTGGAGGCTTATACCCAGAATCGACCGATAGTAAAAATATAGGAAGTATGGGACTTGCTTGGAACGGAGTATATTGCAATGGCTTGATTCAACCTTCAGCCTCAAATGCAATGACATTCAATTGCAATTCAGCGGAGAGATTAAGGATTACCAGTACAGGCTTGGTTGGTATCAATAATAACAATCCGAATTCTAATCTTACAATTACAGGAGCATCTTCAAATATGGCTCTCTCTATTGTAGCCCCAGCAGAAGCATATGATGTTGCAACAGCTTCAGCTAAAAATGCTTATTCTCCAAAAGGAACTATGGTTTCAATAGCAAATACTACAGGAACCGCATCAAGTGCAACTCTCATTGATATTAATGCTTATCAAAATATATATGCTACGAATGTATATTATGGAGCCGTATCAGGAACAGCAGAAAATGGACCAGCAAATTTTGTTATTGGACGACGAACAGGAGTTTCTACTTGGGCAGAGTCAATGAGAATTGATAAAGGAGGTAGTTTATTAGTAGGAACAACAACTCCAACAGCAGGTTCAATTATGACAGTAAATGGTAATACTTCTTGTATCGGAAATATTTTGGTTGATGCAGATAATACAAGAAGTGTTGCAACAACTACTAATGCATTAAGTGCTCTTTATTGTCATTCTGGTAATTTCAAATCAATAGCAGTTCATTCGGCAACTGGTGGTAATATTGGAACTCAAGCGAAAGGTTTTGCAACATTATATTGTAATCAGATTGGAGACTCTGTATCTCCAGTACCAAATGTATACGGTAATGTATGGCAAACGACATCTACTTCTAATCTTCGTGCAGGTAACAATTTAATTTTAATGGGTCTAGAAACACTACCAGTACCCCCTTGGTATGACTTGAGTTGTAGTTCAACTATTCAGATGGATACAACAAATCTTATTGTAGGCGGTAAACAGACCTTTGATTCAACAAATAAAGAACTTGTATTCAAAACAACAGTTTATCCATCTGTAACAGAAGTCGAACGACTAAGACTAGGAGCGAGTTTGAAAACATCTGTAAGTATTATACCTACTGATGCAAATAGAATGCTTGGTTCTACATCATTTTCATTTAATACATTGTATGTTGATGGTATACTTAATCCATCAGCATCTGTTCCGCTTAAATTAGGTTGTAATGGATTAACAACAATGTATGTTTCATCTACGAATGTAAAAATCGGAACAAATATAGGAACTGAACGACTTGTAGTTGATGGTAATATCAAATTTTCAACAGCCGGTAATCTGTTACCTATACATAATGTATCACAGATTGGAACATCAAATACAGATAGGTTCTTGTCTGGTTACTTTGGGACGGTCTATGGAAATGGTGTAGCTTTAACTTCTGATAGACGACTCAAGGATAACATCAAACCAATTAGTAATGGATTATCGACAGTGATGAAGATGAGACCTGTTGAGTATAACATGAAAGGGCGGGTTCGATTACATACTGGTTTTCTTGCTGATGAGATGAAGAACTTATACAACAATGAAGATTGGGCTGTTTTCGTTGAGGACACGGATGAACAAAAAACTCAAAGTCTACAATATACTGAAGTAGTTGCTGTGACAGTAAAGGCTATACAAGAAATTAATGATAGATTAGATTCTATTGAATTACAAGAAGCTCCTTCTAATCGACCTCAATTAGTTCGTCAAGGAGCTGTGCTCCCCCCTACGGGGCTTAATGCAATCGGAGTTGAATCAGAAATTTCTTCTCTTCGAAACAAAATTCATGAAATTGAAGGTAAACTTGATGGCGAATGTAAGAATGATAAATCAGATTTGATTAATAGTTTAATTGATAAAAATAATTATCTCGAAACAAAGTTAGATGAATTAACAACTAAGTTATCAGAATATGAGTCTAAAATCAAAAATAAAACATCAGTTGAAAGTAAAAACGAGATTGCAGAAAGTGATGCTGATGGTAGTTGTATGATAGAATCACTTCAAGAGAGACTATACAAGGCTGAGCAACTTGCAGTAAAGCAACAGAAGATGATAACAAAGCTTACTAATGCAGTTAATAAAATCCTAGCAGGATAAATATTTAAAATTTGATACTATTAAAGTATTAAATTTAATTCTTTTTTTTTGGTTTTCGTTTTTGTTTTTTTTCTTCATCGTCATTAGAAGACGATTTAAGAACAATTCGTTTCCTTGGCTTATTTTTAATAGCCTTTTTAATAACCTTATTTATCTTAGTTAATAACTTAATGTTTTTTTTCACATTTTTCATAGGATCTATAAATTCTGACATCTTTTTGTTATTTAAATGTTTTATTTATTATTTAAATCAAAATCTTCTTCTCTTCTATATAAATCTTGCATAAATAAGTCATGTCCCATTCTCGTTGCTATTTCTTGTTTCTTTTTTGTTGATAGTTTTTGTTTCATGATATGAGTAATATAACTATGTCTCAATATATTAACATTAATAGGTATACCTAAATATCGTTTGAATAATGAACTTACTTTCCTTGAAAAGTTAGTTTTTCCAGTATTAAAAAGAAAATCATTTATACCTAAATTATGGTTTTGAATATGATCAATAATAGAATTATTCAACTTTTTAGGAATATCAGTCATCACATATTTACCGTAAGTAGAATCGGTTTTATAATGATTCAGAATTATTTTAGAAACTGTATTATTATTTACAACAACAAAATTATCTTTGTTATTGTCATTCTCTTCATCATCAATTAAAATGAGATGCGAGTAATCATCTAATCTTCTAGGTGGAATTTGTGTATATAAATAAAATAACAATTTATCTTCAGAGTGTTCTATTTTAGGTTCGATGTTAAGAATTGTATTCCAATCAACATACTTAGTTTTCTCTTTATCATTAAGTTTGTTTTCTGAATCTAAAATTTGTCGTCCTTTTTCTTTTGATATTAGGTCATTCAATTGTTGATAGATATTATCGTAAATATAGCGATACATTGGAACTCTTTTAAGTATGCTAGAGATTGAATTTACTATAGTTGAGATTGAATTTATTGTTGAATACTTGTTTCTGATGATATCTAATATGTGTTTGAAATCAGTTAAGAACTCAAAATTATTATCAGATAGATTTGAATCGTAAAGTTGTCTAACGATATGAATATCAGTAAGATACTTTTTAATCGTATTCTTTTTGATTAATTTATCTCCTGATTGATAATTAAATATATGATCAGTTAAATGATTTATATTAGAAGGAAGCTGTTCACTTATAGGTGGTTGAGATTTTTCTTCCTCGTATGATTCGTAATTATTACTCATTTTATGAATAATAATTTATTTATTAAATATCAATTTCTATTCTTTTTGTTTCGCTCTCCATCTCGCTTGTCTTGCATTACGAAGCCGTTTTTTCCTAGCTTCTTCTGTTTCTCCTTCGATTTTGGCAGTATCATAATGATGTTGTATTCTTTCTTCTTTTTCGTATTTTTGATCTCGATATGCTTGTTGTCTAACTCTTTCTTTTTCAAGAATAGCATCTCGTTGTGCTTTCGAGCTTCGCTCGCCCGTAGGGTTTGGAATAACAGCTTTTGGAACAACAACTTGAGATGGAACTACTTTAACAACATTACGAATCGGTATTTTTGTTGGTTGTTTCAAAAGAGATTGTTTGATCTTACTAACTTCCCCAATAAGTTGATTTTTTATATTAGGTTGACATTTAGGGCAAGTCAATTTTGTACCACAGACTTTACATACAGAATCATTTCCTTTAGTTTCTTGTAATACTCCTTCATCCTTAGTTTCATTATCATTTACCCAATCTGGTAATACTCTCTTCTTTGGTATTTTTGATTCAACTTTAGGTTCAACTTTAGGTTCTACTTTAGGTTCTACTTTAGGTTCTACTTTAGGTTCTTGTTTAGCTTCTTGTTTAGCTTCTTGTCTTGCTTGTTTATACACATCAGATGGTTCCCTATTATGGAATTTTTTGATATGACGATCGAGTAAATCCTTCCTCGATATTTCTTGTTCACAAATTGGGCATTTAAATTTTTTCTTATTATGAACTGATTCAATATGTCTCTGAAGAGCATCTTTTCGAGAAAACTCTTTAGCACAGATATTACATACATTCTTCTTTGTTACCTCACTCATTTGTTTTTTTTATCTACTCTAATTTTTAAATATCAATAATTTAAAAATCAATTTTATTTTCTATCTCCATGTTTCCAAAAATGTTAAATTATTCAACTTTACTTTCCTTTTTTATAATAAGTATTTCCAGCAATATGATTTTTAATTATAGCTGGTATTTTTGATAATTTTGATTTGGAAAAACTTTTGTCTGGTTGTAATAAATAGAAAGCAGTATTACTTGTAGTAGAAATATATGTAATAATTTTTTTGTAAATTTGTAATATAAATTCAAATCCAATATCATTTTGTAATTGATCATCGATAATATATTTACCAATAAATCTTTTCTTATCTGTCGTAATATAATTTTTGTCTGTAATAAAATATGTTTTAATAAAGATACATATGTATGTATATGATGTCCTTTTGATATCGAAATTTCTAAAGATAAGATCGTAATCGAATTGTTTTGGCATATGTTCTAATGATTGTATTTTGATACATGTCTTCGATGTTTTCTTATGTCTTTCAAGTTTGTATATATTCGATAATTGTTTATCACAATAATTGCAAACGAAATCAATTTGAGTAGCCATTCAAGTATTCTATATTTTTGTTGATATAATTTTCAAAAATCAATTTTATTTTAAACATTTTTGGAAACGGTATATAAGTTGTAATATCATTATTATGGATATTAAAACTAATTATTATTTTTACTTTGAATTCTGTTGAAAAAATGTTTGATTATATAATGATGAAATAAAGGATTTGTTAGTGGTTCATCGTAAATCAATATATGATTTTTATACTTGTTACAGATTGATACTCGTCCAGTGCATATTCCATATCTATCATGACAATCATCACAATAGCATGAACATATACCGAATTCATTATCTCTTTTCCATCCTTTGACACAACAGTCGCATCTATTAAGTTGATCAAATATATATTCAATAAGTTGTTTTTTGTTTTTCTTAGAATATGATATATGATTGTCTTTTGAAATTTGAATGAGAGTTTTAAGATTCATTTTTTTAAAATCATCTATAGTTAATGATTGATAATATTCCTCTGATGCAATACCCGATCCGATAATAATAGCTTCTTGTTTTGACTCCATTTATTGATATCTATTTTTTTGTAATATAATTTTTGAAAATCAATTTAATTTTAAACATTTTTGGAAACGGTATATAAGTTGTAATATGTAATGATAATATTTTTTGAATATTATAATTAATA